GTATATCCGCACAACACCTTGTTGAAGGAATGCAAGAGATATATCAATGAATATGTCAACAAAGGTCGTGCTCTCGGTGAACTAAACCACCCATCTGGTCCAACTGTAAATCTTGATCGTGTTTCACACATCATCAAGGAGTTGCATGAAGATGGAAAAAACATCTATGGTAAAGCCAAAGTTTTAGACACCCCAATGGGAAAGATTGTCAAAAATCTCATAGATGAGGGTGCTCAACTTGGAGTTTCAACACGTGGAATGGGATCTTTGAAGAGCCGTAACGGTTATCAAGAAGTTCAAGAGGACTTTATGTTGGCCGCAGTAGACATCGTTGCCGACCCATCTGCACCAAATGCCTTTGTCAACGGAATCATGGAAGGGCGTGAATGGATGTTTGTTGATGGTGTTTGGCAAGAGCGCCAGGCATCTGCTGCACGTAAACTAATCAGAGAATCCTCTAAAGCAGATTTAAATAAGAACATCACCAAAGTATTCAAAGACTATTTTAGAAGCCTAGAATGATACCGACCTTACCAACACAAGCCACAAAGTATTTGGTGGAGTCTTTGGATAAAAGAACCACCTGTTCTCCAAACAAAGAATTAAGAGATTCTTTAGTTGAATACTATGGTGGTGGATGGGGTACTCCGGGCTCTACTGAGGAGATATTAAAGGGTGCCAACCAAATGCCTCAGTATGTAAAAGGCGAATCTCCAAAAGAGATAGCACAAAAAAAGAAAAAAGAAAGAAAACAGATGGTTCGTGCCACATCTGGCGGCTTTGGTGCTGGTGGTCCCGCTGGGAAAGCAAATGATAAGGGCCCAACAAATATATTATTTGGAGACACCGAAGAAGATGATTGGGGTGCTGGTGCAGCTGCAGCTGCGTATGGAATCGGAAAGGGATTAGAAACATTTGCCGACGTGACTGATGCTTTGGGTGCAAATGCAATCGCAGATAAAGTTGGTTTACAAAATCTTCTTCCTTCCGGTGGTGGATTCTGGGGAAATGTTGGTGGGGCACTTGTTTCTAAAGCCGTTTTGGGTGTTCCAAAATTGGCCTCTAAACTTGCCCGTCAATTGGCTGATCTTTCTGGGGCAAGTTGGTTTGATGCAAATGTTGGTAATATTGCACAAAATCAACTAAATCTGGCAGCTCAGGGTGGCGGTAGATTCCCCGGCGTGGTTCCTGGACCCAAGAAGACCAAGACAGAACCATGGAATCCCAATAGAGGCAGAGAAGCTGCAATCAAAGCGGCAGAAGAACAAGAACGTATAGGAAATTTGCGTTCAAAGGGTTATGTTATTCCATAACTTTCAATTTTAAAAAGTACTAAATAATTTACAAGGATTCCTTTAACATGAAAAAGAAACTCAATAAGAATATTTTTGAACAAGCCGCTCCAATGGGTGGTTATGCCATGTCCAATGGCGGTTCCGATATGGATACATCTGGACGCGGATCTGCGATCCCAACTCCAGTTGATTTTGGTGGCGCTGCAATGATGCAAGCTCGCACCCCAATCAATGGCATGGGTCAGCCTGCAATGTCTGCTCCAGTTTCAACTCAAGCCCAACAAGAGGCCGAAGATGAAGAAGTTGGACCAGAGATTGAAGAAGAAGAAGAGGAAGAGACTCCAACCGATGAAGCCATCGAAACAAACGAGGAAGCAAAGGCACAATTCCGCAATGCCTTGATTTCTCTTCTCGGAGAAGATGTCTCCCCTTCACTGGTTGCTCAACTCGAGGCAATTTTTGAGGCAGCAGTCACCGACCGTGTCGAAAGAACAGTTGCCCAAATCGTAGAAAACGTTGACGGCAACGTAAAGACTTACTTGGATAACGTCACAGAATCTCTCGTTGAAAAGGTAGATGACTATCTTGACTACGTTGTAGAAGAGTGGATGACCGAGAATGCAGTTGCCGTCGAGCAAGGCATCAAGACACAGATTGCCGAAAACTTTATCGGCGGTTTGAAGAACCTTTTCGAAAATCACTACATCGACGTTCCTGCCGAGAAGTACAATGTTCTTGATGAACTTTATGCTTCTAACCGTGATCTCGAAACCAAGCTCAACGAAGCAGTCAAGTACAATATGGATCTCAAGAAAGAAGTTTCCCTCACAGAGTGTGCCGGAATCTTCGTTGCTGAGACCAGAGATTTGGCAGACACCCAAGTTGCCAAGCTTCAGTCCTTGATGGAAAATGTTTCTTTTGCAGGACCCGAAGAATACCGCGAAAAGCTTGTCGCTATTCGTGAAAATTACTTAAACCAACGCAGCGCCCCAGCTCGGGTCGTTGAACCAGAACAAACTTTTGCCCCGGTCAAGCAAACCCCCTCAACTCTCGTTGAGAGCTATGTCGGTGCACTAGGTAGACTTAACAAGAAAGTCTAAAATTTAGTTTTACTAAATAATTTCAACTCACTAGGAGATAATAACTACAATGAATTTTCAAGAAAATACCCCCTATGACATTCTCACCGAAAAGTGGGACCCTGTCTTAAGTCACGAGGCTCTTCCAAAGATCCAAGACGACTATCGTAAGAAGGTTACTGCCGTTCTTCTCGAGAACCAAGAGCAAGCCCTTCGTCAACAACACCTAATCGAAGATATGGGTGGAAACGCCAACCTCGGTGGCCCAGCCTCGTCTTCTAATTATAACACCGGCCAAGTCTCTGGTTATGACCCAGTCCTAATCAGCTTGATTCGTCGTTCCATGCCAAACTTGATGGCCTATGACATCTGCGGCGTTCAGCCAATGACTGCCCCAACCGGCCTCATCTTTGCCATGCGCGCCAACTACCAATATCAGGGTCAAAGCAAGGCTTACAATGCTGCAGGTTACGCCGAAGCAATGTTCCAAGAGCCACAACCAGCCTTCGGTGGTTCAGGATGGACCTTGCCAGCCGGTTATAACGGTCTTTCAGCAGGATTTGGTGTAAGCTACGGCTTCGGAGTTTCTATCCGTCCAGCAAACGCTGCTGCACTAGGTCAACTCCGTGGTATCTTGACCTCAAACGGTGAAGGTATTGGAAACAATCCATTTACCGCCGGTGCCTCTGGTGCTGGAATCGGTGTTGTTCCAAGCAACCCATACTACGGCAGTTGGAACCAAATGGCCTTCTCCATCGACCGTGTTGCAGTACAAGCTCGTACCCGCGCTCTGTCCAGCAACTACACCGTCGAATTGGCACAAGATCTTAAGGCCGTTCACGGATTGGATGCCGAAGCCGAACTCGCAAATCTCCTCAGCACAGAAATTCTTGCTGAAATCAACCGTGAGATCATTCGCACCATCTACTACGTTGCAAAGAATGGTTCGCAACAACCAGACATCACTGTCGGTGGAACATACGATTTGGATCAAGACTCAGACGGTCGTTGGTCTGCTGAACGCTTCCGTGGCCTCAGCTTCCAAATCGAGCGTGAGTGCAACCAGATCGCCAAGGAAACCCGCCGTGGTAAGGGCAACTTCATCATCTGCGATAGCGATACCGCAGCCGCCCTTGCCATGTCTGGCTTCATGAGCCTCAGCCCAGCAATCATGCCACAACTCAATGTTGATGATACCCAAAGCACCTTCGCTGGTATCCTCAGTGGCAAGATTCGCGTCTACATCGACCCATACAGCCCCGCTGGCTACAACTTCTTCGTTGCTGGTTATAAGGGTGAGTCGCCATATGACGCTGGTCTGTTCTACTGCCCATACGTCCCGCTACAAATGGTACGTGCAGTTGATCCTAACACTTTCCAACCACGTATTGCCTTCAAGACCCGTTACGGAATTGTTGCTAACCCATTCGTTCTTAACAGCAACAACGCCCCAGACGCCGATACCTTAACCCAAGGCTTGAACCAATACTACCGCTTGACCTCGATTACCAACCTCCACGGTAACACCATCTAATAGATGGTAGGTTAAGAGAAAGTAAGTAAACCTTTCGAGACCTCCCCAGAAATGGGGAGGTCTTTGCATTTACATAAATAATTTTATGAGTTGCATTCCAAACATCAATCCTCTATACAACAGCTACTTTACTTTAAGATTTGGTAGAGGAACACAGCAATTTGAATTGAATTGCCAGAAAGCAAACTTACCAGGATGTACTGTTCCAGATACAAAACAACCTACAATTTTTGGTACAACTGTTCCAGTTCCCACCATGCAGTTTAACTATGAAACATTGAATGTAGAATTCATAGTTGATTCAAATCTTACAAACTGGAAAAGTCTTTATTCTTGGATGAGAAATGTCGCCAATATTTCAACAGATGATACTTACAATCTTCCTTATCAAGATTGGCACCATGAAGCGACATTAACTTTATATGATCCCGTTTCAAGTTGCCCTACTCTAACTGTAACTTTTAGGTACATAGTACCAACCAGATTGAGCGGTATAGTATTTCAGGCAGATAGTGCAGATGCAATTATTCAAAAAGCAACATGTAATTTTACTTTTTCGTATTACGAATTAAACCCGGATGCCCCGGAAGATTTAAAAAATCAAGCTTAAAAATAATCCATAGGATTGTCAGACCACCCCTCGGCAGAATTGGGGTCCGCGTCTGGTTTAAAAGGTAGCTCAGAGCTGCTAGGATTGATTTTACGGCGTTTCTTCTTGCGAGATGGCTTGGGAGCCTCTTTTGGTTCGGGCAGGCTTATAGGGCTTTCTGACTCACTTTCTTCGCTTTCAGCCGCAGACTCTTCTTCCTCAATTTCATCCAAAATTTCATTCATAACTCCATCTGCTTCAAAATTATCAATTAATTCATTCACAAATTCTACAAAATCTTCGTTGTTAAAAAGATCATTTAAAAGTTTTAATCCAGTTTCTACCGATTCATGGCCTTCTGGCATTGAGCTGACAATAGTCGATGGATCATTTTGCATTGCCATAAAATAAATTTCATACATCTTTTCAAGATCCATTGCTGGTTGTCCGATGTAAAGTATGGCAGTTCTTGAAACGGATATTTCATGGCCCTTTATACTGGCCAAATAATTTGTTAATTTTACGTATTCAACAAGATTGCCTTCAGGATCTTTACTGTTGTAAAGTTCCATTTTTGCTGGTAATTTAATTGTAATTTTTTCGGGCATTGCTTCGCAAACCATTCCAATGAGTTCTTCACCGGTGATAAGCTTTACAACTCTAAGTACGCCCGAGAATGAATTCTCAGGAAGTGAATCGGACATATGTATGTCCTCCCTTCCCTATTATTTATCTTTTGGTAGTTCCATGGACACTATCTTGTAGTCAAACTTTTCTTTTTTGTATATCTTTATGCGTTCTTCGAAATGCTTGAATACGTGATTCTTGTATGACTTGGTGCAAAGATCATCAACGATATCAAAAACCTTGAGTGTCTTCTTGCGAGCAGAGACACGCAAACCTCTACCAATGCTTTGCAGCAAACGAATTAAAGACTTAGTAGGTGATGCAAAAATAATATTGTCGAGATTAACAATGTTGATGCCAGCACTAGTAGTACCATAGCTGGCCACAAGGATCGCGTTTTTTTCGGTGTCGATAACGCGGCGGATGTATTCTCTTGCATCTGCATCCGTTTTTCCGTAGATAAGATATACTTTTCTATCGCCAGCCGCTGCCTTAAGGAGAGCGTGCAAGGGCTTTCCTTGTCCTTCGACGTAGTTGAAAAGGACGAGGGTGTTTCCTTTGGTGCTGAGTGCGAGGTCTCGGATGAACTCATTGCGCCTATCATTACTTATGAGCCACTTGATTTCATCTGCGTAGCGTTGCTTTTTTAGCAACTCTTTTTCTGCCTCGCTGTACTTCAACAGTATGGCGTCGATTCCAAGGGTGGCAAGCAATCCTTTATTCATGAGATTCTTGGTCTGTATGAACTGTATGGCTGGACCCAAAATACCTTCGATGCTCAGTCTATGTGCTTGTGCTTGATCCAAGGTTCCCGTTGTACCAATTCGGAACCAAGCCTTGGACATTTTTGGCCCAATCATGTTTATGGACTCGGCCTTTGCTTGGTGACATTCATCGAAAATTACCGCATCAAATTGGTCAAACCATTCTCTGGGCAATTTGTATACAGACTGCCAAGTCGAAACAATTATTTGCTTGTTTGTTTCCTTCTCTGCTCCAGCACTGATTTTGTGTACTGTCTTTCTGCAATTCCACTTTGGATCGTTCTTTGAATAGTCAAAAAAATCAGATTCCATCTGATTTACTAGCCCCACCGTAGGAACTAAAATTAATATTTTTCTATCTGATTTTATTACGGATAGTAGCCAACGGAGCAAGACGTATATTATCAAACTTTTTCCAGATCCTGTCGGGGATATAATCACGCATCGGTGATTGTTTATAGCGTGGATGATTGCTTGTGACTGATGTGGGTGCATTTGTATAGTAGACTTTTTCACCGTCACATTTAGTCCAGTATAAAGGGTAGCAAGTTCCTCCGGTGTTATGCATAGGTCTTTTTTGCTTTCTTTGAAAGAAATGGAATACTTGCGTTCATCCGCAAACTTTTTTAAGTAAGTTTTTAGACCCCGGGGAAGAGTGGATGTAAGGATATCATATAGACGAATTTTGCCGTCCCATATTCTGCGTTTGAACATGGGCATATATTGGGCACCGGGAACCATGAAGGAAAAGTAATCCCTCAGTTCCTTCTTTATCGCGTTGTCTGTCTTGATGTAGTAACGAACTTCATCATTAGATTCAACTTCAATATCCACATAATATTTATACGACCCCGTTCATCATTTTATGCCACTCAATGGCTGATTTGATGGCAAAATTGCGGTTATTAAGTGACCGCAAAAACTCTTCAACCATCTTAAGTTTTACTTCACTTACGGCAATTTTAGATTTTAATTCGATAACTTTGGGATCAGCTTCTACAAACTGTTCCACATCACTTTTTAGTAGAGTTAGATCAGAGGGATCTTCTCCCCACAATTCCAACTCCTCGTGGGAGGCTTTGCCTGTGTAGATTTTCCACTTGCGCAATTTTAAAATTGCCAAGTCATGCTGTTGTTTGGTCAACAGTAATTTGACATCTGATAAAATCGTAAGATACTTTGAGTGTATTTGAGGTATCTTAAGAGACTCTATCCCTAACTCTGTAGAGTCTATTTGAGAGTCTTTGGTAATAAGTTCTTTAAGGTTCTCTAGATTCATCTTTTATGGATTACTCTATAGTATACTCTAGATAATGTCAAATAAATATATTTGACTTTAGTAGTTGAAGATTTATAATAACTGTGAGGTCTTATGATTCCAAAAATTATACACCAAATTTGGTTGGGTGATCAGTCTAAAAGGCCATCCAAATTTATACAAACATGGATTGATAAAAATCCAACATGGCAACATAAATTATGGACAGATGAAAATCTTCCAAATTTAAGATGTCAAAAACAATTTAATGAGTGTCCATCTTTTCCCGGAAAAGCTGATATTCTAAGATATCAGGTTTTACATGACGAGGGTGGATTTTTTATTGATGCAGATTCGGAATGCGTTAATCCATTAGATGATTTTTTTACCAACAATAGTGTTTTTTGTTGTTGGGAAAATGAACAAGTTAGACAGGGGCTGATGGCTAACGGTTATCTTGCCTGTGAAAAAAATTGCAAATTGATGGGATTTATAATGGATCAACTTCAACAGTTACCACATATGGATTATCATCCGCTAGAAACATGGGCAATAACTGGACCTTTGTTGTTGACAAACACAGTATACCGCACAAAATATCCGATAACAGTTTATCCCAGTTGGTATTTTATCCCACGACATTATTCTGGGATTGAATATACCGGCGAAGGAAAAATTTACGCAAAACAATATTGGGGAACCACACCTAACAGTGGTTATGATTATTAATGGAAACAGTATCAATCGTTTTAAATTCTTATAAAAGAACTCGTTGGTTTGAAGAACAGTTAAATGCTATAAAAAATCAAACTGTTCCTGTTAATGAAATTTTTGTTTGGCAAAATAAGTCAGATGCAGAACCGATACCAAGCAATCTAAGAGACGATGTAATATTTGTAGATTGCAACCAAAACTTGGGCGTATGGTCCAGGTTTGCTCTTGCTTTGAATTGTAGATCTGATTACATTGCTATTTTTGATGATGATACTATTCCTGGACCAAAATGGTTGGAAAATTGTATCAACACCCATAAAACACATCCAGGTCTTTTAGGTACCGTTGGTGTAGTCTTTGGAGACAAGTATTACACTTGGAACAAAGTAAATCGAATTGGATGGTGTACCCCAAATGAAACTACCGAAAAAGTTGACATCGTTGGTCACTGTTGGTTTTTTCACAGAGATTTGTTGTCAGTATTTTGGAGAGAACTTCCAAATAAACATTATGTTCCTATAGTCGGAGAAGATATACATTTTGCCAAAATGATACAAAAATACACACCTTATGGTGTATATGTTCCGCCACATCCAGCAAATGAAAAAGAACTGTGGGGTAGCATAAAGGGTGAACCTTACGGACACAGCCCAGAAGGCATTTCAATGAACCTGTACCAATATGGATCTATGAAAGTGTCCGGAGGACAACTGATGGCAATGGAACTATCTCAAGCAGTTGATTCTGGTTTTAAATTGATCAAAGGTTAAAATGATATCAATTTTTTATGGAACAAGACCGGAGTATATAAAAGTTTATAAGTTATACGAAGAAATAAAAAACAATCGTATTACCTGTGAATTGGTAAAGGTACAACAGCACACATCTTTAATAGATGATTGTAAATTTGACCGGATTGTTTCTCTGGATCAGGAAAAAAATAGATTAAACGGAGTTATAAAAAACTGCTTATCTGATTTTGTTTTTTCTCCAAAAACAAGACTCGTAATAGTGCAGGGAGATACAGCTACTGCATTTGGCATAGCCTTGAATGCATTCAATAGTAATATTCCAGTAGCTCATATTGAGGCTGGATTGAGAACGTGGGATAACGATAACCCATATCCAGAAGAATCTTATCGACGTTGCATATCTTCAATTGCAAAATACCATTTCTGTGTTACTGAATTTAATAAGCAAACCCTACTACAAGAAAAAATACAGGGAAACATATATGTGGTAGGAAACACAGTTTTGGATAACCTTTCCAAAGAAGGAAATGGATACGGTAATATTATTCCTATTACTTTACACAGAAGAGAGAATAAAAAAGTTATCAATGATATTTTAATTTATCTGGATAGCTTGAGTTTAAGATACCCACATCTTTCCTTCGTCTATATTAAGCACCCGGCAATAGAATTAGAACATCTTCCTATTAATTTAAAAATTTTATCACCACTACCGCACGACAAACTCATTTTATTGTTAAAAAAATCTAGATTTGTAATAACAGACAGTGGTGGAATACAGGAAGAAGCTTCATTTTTTGGTAAAAAGACCATTGTTTTTAGAAAAGAAACTGAAAGACAAGAAGGTTTAGGAACTTTTTCATTTTTGGCTCCAACAAAAGAACTTATTAAAGAGTATATTAAAAAATTTGATCACGACTATGAGTTGTTTTTACCATGTCCCTATGGTAATGGAAATACTGTAAAAAAAATAGTCTCACATATAAAGGAATTTTATGTATAAAAATTTTATTGAAGATTTCTATAAATTTAAAAATAAAATATTAAATAAAGAAAATTTTGCATATACCAGATATGCAGATGGTGAAGTAAAGTTGATGAAAGGTTTGTCAGTTGGAAAAAACACACAAGCCTTTATGTCAGATAAATGGTCGTGTGAAAATAAACTTTACAAGCTTGGAAAAGATTTGTTTTCTACTTTGAATCACGTTGAAAAAAATTATTACTATGCAATAACCAGTCCAAATCAGTCATTTAATGACCATATATTTTTAAAAAATCATATACGCCACAATGAAGATAATATTACTTTTTCTGATCTTTGGATTAATGGTAATTACGCAAAATTTAAATCATTTTTATACCAAGAATTAGATGAACCGGTTGTATTTTGCGCATCGAAAGATGGAAAAAATAAAAATTTAAATCCGGTTAAAGTATTGGAATACTATGCAGTTCCAGATGATTGTGTAAATTATTATGAAAATAATGATGAATCTATACAAAAAGACATGCAAAATCTTTCATTGAAGTATGACAATACGTTATTCCTGATAAGTGCTGGACCTTTATCGGAAATTTTAATACATAACTTGTACACAACTAATCCAAATAACAGATATATAGATGTGGGAAGTGCAACAGATGAATTAATTCACGGGAAAAAAACTCGCCCGTATATGGTAGAAAATACCATATATAATCAAGAAATAGTGTTGTGGAATTAATAATGGATAATATAACTTTATTTACGTATGCTCACTCAAACTGTAAAGATATTTGGCCAATTTATTTTGATCTGCTGGATAAGCATGCACCAACATTTAAAAGTTTAGTAGCATCTAATACTGTCTGTGAAGATTACCCAAAACATAAATTTGTTTCATATGAAGACAAAAATTATTGTAAAGAAATAGCAGATATTGTAGAAAACAATATTGATAGCGAATATTTAATTTACATGCAAGAAGATTTTTTCTTGTATGCTGATGTCAATCTTGACGAATTAACTTATGTTAAATCTTTTTTAGATGAAACTAGCGTATCATATACAAGACTAATAAAATGTGGTGATGTAACAAATTATCCAATAAAAAATAAAATTTATTGGGTTCAAACTCCAGATCAATTACACAATTCACCAACTAGCGTTTCATTTCAACCTACTCTGTGGAAAACTAAAGATTTTGTCCAGGTATATAGAAATACTCCATATACAAAATTTCAAGAAGGTATTGAATTTGCAATGACGATGAATAAATTGAACTATTATGCCACATATTATTTTAATAATGAGCCAAAAAGAGGAATGATGCACTGGGACTCCTCTATTTTTCCTTATATTGCCACGGCAATAATTAAAGGAAAATGGAACATCAGTGAATATGAAAAAGAATTAATTCCTATATTAAAACAAAATTTTATTGATATTTTAAAGCGAGGGACATGCTAATGGAAGCTGCAATAGTTTATTTAACACAAAAAAAAGATGTTTTTCTATTAATAGAAAGTATTAAACTTCTTTCAAAAAATTTTCTTTTTGATTATCCATATCCAGTTTTAATATTAGAAGATGATTTGACAGAATCAGATAAAGAAAATATTAAAAAAAGTATTGAAAATGAAAATATAAAAAGTCTATTACAATTTGTAAAAATAAATTTTTTAATTCCCAAATCTTTAGACTTAAATGAAAATTTATATAACCCTCCGCTATCTGATTTTAAGATGGGCTATAGAAATATGTGTCGTTTTTTTTCTGGAGAAATTTTTAATTTTAATGTACTCCAAAACTACGATTTTATATGGCGTTTGGATTCAGACTCCTTTATATTAGATAAAATTGATTATGATATTTTTAAATTTATGGAAAAAAATAAAAAGGTATATGCATATATTTCAGAATATTCATATGACCAGCCATTTGTAGTTGAAGGCTTGTTTGAATTAACAAAAAAATTTATCGAATCAACAAACACCAATGTAAATCCAGTATTGCAAAAATCACTTTCATATAATTGGAATAATGAAATTTTTTATACTAATTTTGAAATTATGGATACTAGATTTTTTAAAAATTCTGGATATATGAATTATTATAAATTTATTGATGAAACAAATAATATCTTCTACAAAAGATGGGGAGATGCTCCAATACGATGGCTGGGTGTAAATATTTTTGCAAATGAAAATGATATATTTTGTGTAAAAGATATTGCATACAAGCACCAGCACTGGATAAAAAACATATGAGTTGTTTAATTCTATGTCAATTGGGATCAAAGGCGTTTGATCCTAAAACAAATTCATATTATGACCCATGGGAATCCCATATATGGGATACTGTAAAGCAAATTAGAAAATGGGATGAATCAATACCATTTTATTTTATTGTTGATGATGATATTAAAAATATATCTAATTATCAAAATTTTGATAATTTTTCAGTTACTCCTGTTAATTCTAAATTTTTAAAGGTCGATACAGATTTAAGTAAATTAAATTATTTTAATTCACACCATGATCCACTTTGGAAAACTTCATTATACAGATTTTTTTATATAAATTTTTTGATTAAAGATAAAAATCTTGAAAACATAATATCATTTGATAATGACGTTTTAATATATGAAAATTTAACGCTTCTTAACGATAAAATACAATCTATCTATTTAAATTCTTGCATTACTCCAGTTATGGATACAGAACTGGTATGCGGCTTTTTTTGGGTTAAAAATAGTAAAGTTTTATCCGAAATAAATGATCAATTAATTTATTTTGCAAAAAATCCATTTGATTATCATCCAACTGAGATGAAAATGTTGTATAAAATACAACAATCAAACAATAAATTAATTGAAAATTTACCAATTTGGCCCGAAGGAAAATATTCAACAAATTTTAATTTTTTTAATTCAATATTTGACCCATGCACAATCAGCCAGTATTTGGCTGGCTGCAACAACGGACAGCCACCGGGTACCATATTAAAACACCATATATTGGGTCAAGAAATAGAAAAACAAAAATTTATAATAAAGGAAAGTATAAAAGATAGTAAAAAATGTTTTATGCTTGTTGGAGAAAATAAAGAAATTCCTATAAATTCTTTACATATGCATAGAAAAAACTTTATTAAAAAATTTATTTAAAATAAAAAAAAAAATGAAAAATCATTGTATTATAACATTTTGTAATAAAAATTTTTTAAATCGTACTGAGCAAACCATTTATGAATTGAGAACAAATGGACAGTACACCGATACTATAGTTCTTATGGTTGGTGACGATTTAAAACACTATACATCAAACGATAAAAACGTTATTGTAAAATATTTTCCAACAATAGATCGTTCGGAGGCATTAAAAAAATTAAATGGTATATCAACATCTGACGGAAGAGATTTTAACAAACCATTTCAGTGGCATAAAATATATACGTTTCACCCATTTTTTAAACAATGGAATAAATGTATGTTAATTGATGGTGGGATGCGCATTTATAATTCTATTTGGCCAATGATTGATATTGATTGTTCTGGACAATTTTTGGCTCATTGTGATGGTTACCCCACCTATGAATGGAAACTAGGTTGTCAGTTTGAATCACAAAGATTTGCTGACTTGTACAAAGAATTAAGAATCAAATATGATTTAAATATTGATTATTTTCAAACAGGCATGTATTATTTTGATACTTCTATTTTTGATGATGATATGATAAACAGCTTAATAGATCTGGGAAATGTGTATATAAATACCAGAACCAATGAACAAGCGATAATGAATTTAATCATTAACTGTGAAAAAAAATTATGGAAACAAATTCAACTTAAAAACGACTATACATACTATTATGATTGCATGGAAAGAAATGGATTGCATTGTAGTAATTACATCATGCTAAAAATGCCACAAACTCTGTAATTAAATATATTTAAAAAATAAAAATTATGCAATTAGACGAACAGATATATAATATTTTTAAAAATTTTAAAAATGGAATATTTGTTGAATTTGGAGCAAACGACGGTATTCAACAATCAAATACTTTTTTATTAGAAAAAAGAAACAATTGGACAGGTCTTTTAATAGAACCGTCTCAAAATTTATTTGATTTATTAAAAAATAATAGGCCAAATTCTATAATAGAATGTTGTGCGGTTTCTGATAACAATGGTTTTATTAAAGGGGATTTTAATGGAAACCTAATGTCATCGGTGAACGGAAACAGATTGGGAACAAATCTTTTGGTTGAAGTTCCTTGTTTTACATTAAACACGTTGTGCGACAAACATCAAATAAATAGTATTGATTTATGTAGTATTGACGTTGAAGGTTATGAAAAAAATATATTAAAAAGTATAGATTTTTCAAAAATTAAAATTAAAAATTTTTTAATTGAAATATATAAGTGGGATGAAGAAGAAATATTTTCATATTTAAAAACTTTTAATTATAGTTTTAAATGTTTGACAAATTTTAATAAAAATGACAATCCAAGTTGGGATGGTACTCATCAAGATTATCTTTTTACAAAGGAATAATAAAAAATGAATGTTGGTATTATTTGTGAAAAAAGTTATCAAAGAAGTTTATTGATAGAAAATTATTATTACGTAATTAAAAATATTTACGGTGATGTAAAACACATACAATCCATAAATGACTTAGACGATATTAATATTCTTTTTATTGGAAATGATCATTTTGGATTTCATAGAAATATATGGTTTAATGGGGACTTTATAAATCGTTGCAATGCCTTAAAAATTAAAGTTGTTATAATTGGTGGAGAAAAAATATTAAACACACCTTATCCAGAATGTGCATCTATACAAAAAGCAATAGAATCAATAAAAGATCATCATCAATATGTTTGGGATGTAGATGATGCAATTGCTATGAATAAAAAAATTATTGGTTATCCTATTTCAAAACACTATAAGCAATTTTTTAATTGCACTGAAAAAAATAATAAATGTCTTTTTATTGGTCAATATACTCATCCAGTATATAAAGAAAGACAACACGTATTAAATAAAGTAAAAAATTATATTGATATAGATATAATGACAAATTTGCCAACTAACTGGCAAGAATACCTTAATATTTACTGCAGCTACAAATATTCTTTGTGTCCTGTAAGTACAGACAGTAATGCTATTCCTACAAGATTTTATGAAGCATTGCTAACAAATTGCATTCCAATACTACAAATTAGAAAAAACACTTTAGAATTTTATAAAGAAGAAGCACAGGTTAAAGAAGCTATCTTTTTTGAAGATGTGGATGAATTAAAAGAAAAAATAAAAAATCATCAATATGAGAGATGTGAAACTCAAATATGGGGTGAAGATAAAATGATAAAACTGTTTAAAGAGGATGGAATTCCTGTTCCCGAATAAAAAATGGACTTTATTCAAGGTGAAAAATTTATCAGTTTAGCAGACAATAATATCATTTTTTATAGACATACACATGATGTAAATTATTTTTTTCTAAAGGAAGCACCATCACATCCATTTATTTTAATATCACACAATAGCGACGGTTCTGTTGAAAATATTCAATCAAGAAATGATTCTGCAAATTTTAATATAGCTCCACCCAATTTAATTAAATGGTTTGGACAAAATATAAAATATAAAAATTTAAAAATAGAATCCATTCCGATAGGATTAGAAAATTCTCAGTGGTTTCAAGAAGTAAAAAAAAGAGAAAAAATTATTAATATATTAAAATTACCTAAATTGCAAAATAATTTTGTATATTTAAATTTAAATATTGAAACAAATATATCGGAAAGAGAACCAATATATGAAATTTGTAAAAATTTAGACTACGTAACAAAAGAATATGGAAAAAACGTAAGCCAGTTATATGATAACTATTTAAAGAATATATATAATCATCCATTTGTAATAAGCGCAGCTGGAAATGGAGAGGACTGTCATAGGACATGGGAAACACTTTACATCGGGTCGATACCAATAGTTAAAAAAACAATAAACAATTCTTTTTATGAAGATTTACCAATTTGTTTTATAGATGAATGGGAACAATTAAAAGATATTAATTTTTTAAAAAATCAATTTTTTTTAATTAAAAATAAAACATTTAATACTGAAAAATTATTTTTTCAATATTGGAAAAATAAAATTATGTCTGAAAAAGAAAAATTATTGTCAAACAATATAAATTATATTATATGATTAATATTAAAAATATTTTATAATATTTTTTTTAAATAAAAATTAATTAAATTTTCAATGAAACCTACAATTAAATTAGTTAAAGATACAATAAGTCACTTAGAAATGGATGAATTATCCAATTGGATTAAAACATATCCACAACTTACTAAAGGCGAACTTACAATAAAATTTGAAAAAGAATGGGCAAAATGGCTAGGTGTAAAATATAGTGTTTTTGTAAATTCTGGATCCTCAGCTAATTTAGCAATGCTCTATGCTTTAAAAATTTCAAATAAATTAAAAAATAATAAAATTATTTTTCCTTGTGTATCTTGGGTTACAACGGTCAGCCCAGCAATTCAATTGGGAATGGAACCAATTTTATGCGAAACTGATAAAGATACCCTGGGAATTGATGTAAATTATTTTGAATATTTGTGTAAAGAACATAACCCAGCATGTGTTTGTATTGTTCACGTATTGGGTGTTCCAAATAAATTAAATGAAATTAAAAAAATTTGTAATAAATATGATGTCATTTTATTGGAAGATTCGTGTGAAAGTGTAGGTTCTGTTTATGAACAAAAACAAACAGGATCTTTTGGACTTATGTCATCTTTTTCAACTTATTTTGGCCACCACTATTCTACTATTGAAGGTGGATTTGTATGCACCGATGATTTTGAACTTTATGAAATTTTAAAATCAATCAGATCACATGGTTGGAGTAGAGATTTATCTGAAGAAACAAAAACATCTTTACAAAAAAAATATAATATAGACGATTTTAAAAATTTATATACTTTTTATTATCCTGGTTTTAATTTAAGAGCAACTGATCTTCAAGCATTTTTGGGTTTAAATCAGTTAAAAACATTAAATGAAAAAAATGATAAAAGATATAAAAATCTTAAACAATATGATTTATTAATTAAAAATAATTATTGGAAATTAAAAATTGACGGTTTTATTAGTAATTTTGCGTATCCGATAATTCATCCAAATAAAAATAATATTGTTAAAGAATTAAAAAATAATAATATTGAATCTAGACCACTTATTTGTGGTAGTGTTTCAAGACAACCTTTTTTTTATGAAAGATATGGAAAAAAAATATATGAATTTTCAGATATTGTTCACGATTATGGTTTATATTTACCAAATAACCCAGATTTAACTTTAGATGAAATACAATATATTTGTAATATAGTTAATGGAGCTATTAATGGATAAAAACTCAAAAATTTTTATTGCGGGACATAAAGGATTAGTTGGATCCGCGTTAATGAGAAAACTGGCATCGCAGGGATTTTCAAATATTGTAACTAAAACAAGAGACCAGCTTGATTTAAGAAATCAAAATGATGTTTTTAAATTTTTTAAAAAAGAAAAACCAGATTATGTTTTTTTAAGTGCCGCTAAAGTAGGTGGTATTGGGTGGAATAAAAACTGTCCAGCTGAATTTATTTACGATAATTTACAAATACAAAATAATGTAATTCATTATTCTTATACCAATAAAGTAAAAAAATTGTTATTTTTAGGATCTGCCTGCATATATCCAAAAATAACAAATCAGCCCATCAAAGAAGAATATTTGATGACTAGCGAACTTGAACCAACAAATGAAGGGTATGCATTATCTAAAATTATTGGTTTAAAAATGTGTCATAATTATCAAAAACAATATTGATTTAATTCAATTTCTTTGATGCCAGCAAACCTATATGGTATAAACGATAATTTTAATATTGAAAAATGTCACGTTATACCTGCATTAATTCGTAAATTTTTAGATGCAAAAGAAAATAATAAAGATCATGTTACATGTTTTGGTGATGGAACTCCTACACGAGAATTTTTATTTTCTGACGATCTAGCTGATGCATGTTTATTTTTAATGAAAAATTATAATTCATCTGAAATAATAAATGTGGGTTCAAATTTTGATATTAGTATAAAAAATTTATCGGAAATAATTAAAAAGAAAATTGGATTTACTGGGGAAATTGTATGGGATACGAGTAAACCAAATGGCACACCTTTAAGAAAATTATGTAATGAAAAAATATATTCTTTAGGTTGGAAACCAAGTATTTCTTTAGAAGATGGTTTGTCAAAAACAATAGAATGGTATATTCATAATAGAAAAAACTATTATAGAAATTGATTTACTTTTTACATTTTAATAATATAATAAAAATATGAAAAAAATAGGTTTAATAATTGGTGCTAACGGACAAGATGCATCCTATCTAGCTGAACTTTTAATTGAAAAAAATTATAAAGTCCATGGAACTATACGAAGAAATTCTGTGCCGGAATCACAAACAACTAGAATACAACATTTACACGATAACAATTTAATCACACTACATTATGCCGATTTAACAGATCCTCTTAGTATAGAAACAATAATTCAAAAATTACAGCCAGATGAAATATATCATCTGGCTGCACAATCTCATGTACAAATATCATTCGAATTGCCAAAATATACTTTGGATGTTAATGGTGGTGGAACTTTAGCTGTTCTTGAAGCCGTTAGAAGATTTTCTCCACACACTAAAGTCTATCATGCTGCTACATCAGAGATGTTTGGAAATTCTTGTGATAAAGATGGTTATCAACGTGAAACAACACCAATGATTCCAGTCAGTCCATATGGCTGTTCAAAATTATATGCACATACTCTGTGCAGAAATTATGCTGAATCATATAATTTATTTGTTTGTTCTGGTATTTTGTTTAATCACGAATCTCCAAGAAGAGGCATAAACTTTGTAACAAATAAAGTTGCATTAGAAGCAGCAAAAATTAAACTCGGATTATCCAATGAATTAATTTTGGGCAACCTAGAAGCACACAGAGATTGGGGCCACGCAAAAGATTATGTGTTTGGAATGTGGCTTATGTTACAACAATCATCAGCAGATAATTATGTTTTGGCTACTGGAACTACTAGAAGCGTAAAAGAAATGGTTTCTTATGTTTTTGATAGATTAAATTTAAATCTTAACAAATACTTAAAAACAGATCAAAAATACTATAGACCGGAAGAATTGCATTATTTAAAAGGAGATGCTTCTAAAGCAAATACTATACTTAAATGGAAACCATCAATTGGATTTGAGTCTATGATGGATGAAATGGTAGATTATTGGTTATCTTACTACAGAGAAAAGATAAATGTCCGTTGATGTACAGTATCATGGAAGGTTGGGAAATAATATTATTCAATATCTTGTTGGACAATATTTTTCAAAAAAATTTAATCTACGTTTTAACAATAACATTGATTTAAATGAACATTTTGATATTAAAATTTTTTCTGGTTTAAAAGAATATAATGATAAAATTGAAATTAATGATAACAATATAATTGACTATTTAAACAAAAATAGTTTAGATTGTGGAATTATTGTAAATGGTTTTTTTCAATTAAAAGAATTATTTAAAAACAAAGAATTTTTTAATTTTTGTAATGTTTGTTTAAAACCAAAAAAGATAGATGATGTAATTGATTTATTTATTCATGTAAGATTGGGTGATATAGAACAGGTAAATATGAATTTGCCATATGAATATTACAAAGAACAAATTGATAAAATAAATCATAAAAATATTTTAATATCAACGGATAATCCAGATAGTCATATTATTAAAAAAATTCAAAATGAATATTTAAATGTAAAATTATTTTATTGCAATAATCCTTCTGAATGTATAAGATACGGAGCACAAGCCAAAAATCTTATTATAGGTAATGGTAGTTTTGGGTTTTGTATGGCTTTATTTTCTTTACCCGAAACAAATGTTTATTGCGTAAACCATGAAACTGTTAAAAATAAATTTAATATAGTAATTTGGGACGGTGATATGATTGATGGTCTATATAATAGAGAGAATACATATTTTTACTCTTAAAGGAAACTAATGAAAAGCTATTCACAAAGACAACAAGATTTATTTGTTTTAAATAGTACTAACTTTTTAAAAAATGGTTTGTTTGTAGATATAGCAGCAGGAAGCCCGACTGAAATAAATAATACCCTTTTATTAGAAGAAGATTATGGCTGGGACGGAATAAGCGTTGAAATTGATTCGCGGTGGAAAGGCGAATGGGAAAATAGAAAAAGCAAATTTATAAATCAAGATGCTTTTTTGGTAGATTATAAAAATGAATTTGATCAACTTTTAAGTAAATATAATAAAAAAGAAAAACGGTTTAATTATCTTTCTCTAGATTTAGAGCCACCAGAGTTAACCAATAAATTGCTTCATATTTTGCCTCTTCAAGAATATATTTTTGATGTCATTACATATGAACATGACTTATACCGTGTAGGTGATGTATTTAAAAATGATGCAAAAAGCTATCTTTATAATTTGGGATATGTAATAAAACAAGAAAATATAGAATATGGTAATAATATTTTTGAAGATTGGTATATACACTCATCCTTAATATAAATGTTGACTTTAATCTTTTTTTGAATCACAATACTACTGTTCTTACAGTAAATATATCAAGCCTAAATAAATTATGAAATACGATTTTATAGAAATAGGCACTTCAGACTTTGAAACAGAAATACAAGAATGTTCTGAAGATTCGGTTGGTTTATCGATAGAACCAATTTCTTATTATCTTCAAAAATTACCAAATAAAAAAAATGTAACTAAAATAAATTGTGCTGTATCAAATTACGATGGAAAAATAAAAATTTTTTATGTATCCGAAGAAAACATAAAAAAATATAATTATCCTGATTTTTTAAAAGGTTGTAATTCTGTTGAAAAAGTTCATCCTGCTTTAAAAGGATCTTTTTTTAATATTTTTATTCCAGATGAACACATAACATGTGAAGATGTTGAAGTAAAAACTTTAAAAAATATTTTTAAACAATATTGTGTTGAGTCTATTAATTATTTAAAATTAGACACAGAGGGGCATGATTGTACTATATTGGATTCTTATTATGATTTGTGTGTAGAGAACCATAATTTATTTGCTAATAAAATTAGTTTTGAAAATAATGAATTGACAAATCAACAACATTTAGCAACAATAATAGAAAAATTTAAGTCTTTTAATTATTCTTTTGCTCCTGGTTATAACTCTATATTGCAGAGAATTGGTTGACTGTTATAATTTATGTGTTAATAATTAATTGTGAAAAAGCCTAAAAAGAAAAAGAGCAAACCAACCGACGCTGATTATGTAGATAATCAGCAACTATATAACGCTCTTGCAGAATATCGAAACAAATGTAAAGATGCCGAAAATGCAGGAAGAAAGCAACCCAAGCTTCCTGATTACATAGGCGAATGCATATTAAAGATAGCCTCAAGATTATCATATAGACCAAATTTTGCAAACTACCCATATAGGGAAGAGATGGTATCGGATGCAGTTTTAAACTGTGTAACATACATAGATAACTTCGATCCCAGCAAATCTACGAGTCCATTCGGTTACCTGACTCAGATTTGCTGGTTTTCTTTTGTCCGTATTATCAACAGAGAAAAGAAAGAAAAGTATGTTCAATACAAGTTTGCCGAAATGCAAAATGACAAGGATTTCCATAACTGGTTTAATGAAACCTATGCGGGCATAGACATAGGGCGCAGAGACTTCTTTGGTTTGACCGACTTGGATATGCAGAGATTTGATGACATGTTAAATCCACCAAAGAAGACAAAAACAAAAAGAACGCGCAAATCTAAGGATGAAGTTCTGGATCTATGAAAGCCGTAATATTAAACGATTCACACTTCGGGTATAAGGCAGACTCCCCGATTGTGCTGGAATACTTTTTAAAGTTTTTTGAAGAGCAGCTGTTTCCTTATCTTAAGGAAAATAATATCAAAACAGTCTTTCATTTGGGAGATGTTTTTGATCGAAGAAAGTATGTAAATTTTCGTACATTAAATCTTGTCCGCACTAGATTTATGGAACCCCTGCGTGACATGGGTATAAAGTGCATTGCTATTTGCGGCAATCACGATACTTATTATAAAAATAATAACCGAGTAAATTCTTTAGATGAGTTGGTATCCCAGTATGCAAACTGGGAGATTTATTCAGAGCCAGTTGAAATAAACACAACAGCTGGGTGCGTAGCTCTTTTGCCATGGATCAATCCGGAAAACGAAGAGACCGCAGCAAAATTTATTACAGAAACTACATGCAGTGTTCTGTTGGGGCACCTTGAATTGTGTGGCTTTCAGAGCATTAGAGGAATTTTTATAGAGCAAGGATATGACCCAAAACATTTTGACAAGTTTGATTATGTACTCACCGGTCATTATCATGTTAAGTCTAGTCGTGATAATATTCATTACCTGGGTACGCAGTATCAGATGGCTTTCTCGGATGTATGGGAGCCGAAGGGCTTCCACGTATTTGATTTTTCGTCTAGAGAACTTGTATTCATCGAGAATTCTAGAAAACTTTTCTATACGTTTGACTATAATGAAGACGAACCGCAAAAGCTTGACTATTCGACATTCAAGGACTGCTACGTCAAGATCTTTGTCAAGAAACGGACGAAAGCTGCGCCGTTTGAAAAGTATATGGATAAGTTCTATGAGGCGGGCGTGGCGGAACTGGCTGTCACCGAGGAAGTTAGCGCAAACCCTGAACTGGTTGCGGTGGACGTGCACAAGGACACTCTACAGTTACTACATGAGGAACTTGGAACCGTTAACGAGAAGTCAATCGACAAACAAATGCTTGCCAAGATAATAGATGAGGCATATAATAGTGCACTGTCAAAGGATGAAGAGTGATTGAATTTTTAACTGTTCGCTTCAAGAACTTTGGGTCATTCGGCAACAACTTTTCCGAAATCGATCTTAATACAAGAAAGACCACTCTTGTAACCGGAACGAACGGACACGGTAAGTCTTTTGCGCTGCTTGATTCCCTGTGCTTTGGTTTATTCGGCAAGCCATTTCGACCGATTAACATCCCCCAACTAGTCAACAGCGTAAACGGTAAGGGCTGTTTGGTTGAAATAGAATTTAACAAGTCCGGGTCACACTACTTGGTACGTCGCGGTCTCTCTCCAAAGATTTTTGAGATTCATAAGAACGGGGAGATGATTGATCAAAATGCCAAGACTAAGGACTACCAAGAAATGTTCGAGGAACAGATTCTTGGTTTTGATTATTCTGCTTTTAAGCAAGTAGTGATTCTTGGCAAGTCAAACTTTATCCCCTTTATGCAGTTGACTCCTGCAGAGCGCAGGAAGATCATCGAAGGGCTTTTGGATCTTGACATTCTTGCAGACATGAACCAGTATGTCAAAGGACAGCTGGGATCCTTGAAGGTAAGCATAGCCGAAAATGAGTCTTTGGTTAAGATCTCCCACGAAAAGATCAAGGCCCAGAAACAATTTATCGATCAGGTAAAGAGTCACAATGCCGATGACATCAAAGCCATCGATGAAAAAATTGAATCATTTGAAGCCAATATTAAATTGAGCAAATCAGAAAAAAATGAGTTTGCCAAACAACTAGAAAAATTTCTAGGAGAACAGGCAAAACATCAAAAGATCGTCCAGTCCCTAAAAGATGTACCTTTGATGTTGGCCAAGACAGAGGCGCTTGAAACCACATTTAAGGAAGAAATAGAGTCCTTAAAGACATCTGCAATGTGCAAATGCTGTGGTCAGGAACTTCCCATAGAGCAAAAGCAAAAGCACATCCAGGATAAAGAAATCAAACTATTGGAATGCCAAAAGGCAATAAAGATTGCCCAAGATAAAAACCAAAAACTCATTGAAGCCCAGAGTCAATATAATTCCTATAAAGAAGAAATTGACACGATGAACAATGATGTCTTGGGAATTAATTATAGAATTGGCAATGGTGAAGAGAACGTAAAGCGTCTCCAGAAGGAAAAGAAAGATAAAGAAGCATCCAGCAACATATCTTCCTTAGAAGAAAGTCTGCACAAATCTGAATCTGAAAAACAAGAACTTACTAATACCCTACAGACACTGATCAATGAACAAATTCACTACGATGTTGTCTATGATATTCTCAAGGATGGCGGTCTTAAAAGCCGCATCATCAAACATTATGTTCCCATCATCAATGGACTCGTCAACAAGTTCCTCGGAAAGCTTAACCTCTATGTTGATTTCACCATCGATGAGGAATTCAAGGAAACAATCAAGTCCCGATACCGAGACGCATTCTCATATTCCTCTTTCTCTGAGGGAGAGAAACAGCGTATTGATCTGGCCATATTGCTGACTTGGCGTGAGGTGGCCAAGATGAAGAACAGTCTGAACTGCAACCTACTGATCTTCGATGAGATCTTGGATTCATCACTGGATGCATCTGGAACGGAGTCTTTCCTGAAGCTTCTGAACAAGATGAAGAATAAATGCTCTATCTTTATTATTAGTCACAAGGCAGATTCTTTGGTGGATAAATTTGATTCTTCTATGCAGTTTGAAAAGAAAAATAATTTTTCAAAGATAAAGACAAATATCTAAATATTTGTGTATGTTTAAGGGACAATATAAATTTATAGGCCCAACAGGGTTTCCAATTACATACGCAAAAAATGATGTAGTGGTATACCAAGGAAAATTATACCAAGCATCAAATTCTACACAAAAAAATCCGCTAGAAGCCCCAGATAATTGGACTTTTATTAAAGCAACTGAGCCAATAGCAAGTTCTTTACCACCTGTCTTACCAAAAGAAAATCAAATGTGGGTTTCCGATTCTGGAATTGTATACATTTATTATTATGATGGAAATTCATATCAGTGGATTCAAACTTGACTTTAAAGATAATGGAGATATGATGCTACTATGAATGAAGACAGTTTTGAAAAGTTTACCAATCGCCGCAAGAACAAGCCATCTGGGCTCAGTAAAAAGCAACACAAAAGAAGTGTGCGTGGAAACAGGCATGAACAGAAGCAAAAGCTGAACGATTCGATTTATCGTAAAGATGTTGACTAATTTACAGAAAGATTTATATTATGAACACTGTGACTAAAATGAGACTGACAAAAGAAACCTATAACATTCTCAAGAACTTTGCCGCGATCAATTCAAATATTTTGATCAATCCCGGTAATGTCTTGAAGACCATGAGCGCAGGCAAGAACATATATGCCGAGGCTACTATTGCTGAGGATTTTGATGTTGCCGTACCCATTTGGGATTTGAACAAGTTCCTTGGAGTAATCAGCATGTTTGCAAATCCCGATCTGGAGTTCCATGACACTCATGTTGTTATCTCCAATGGCCGTTCAAGCGTTACTTACTTCTACTCTGAGCCTACTCTATTGACTGTTCCCACCAAGGAAGTCAAGATGCCCAAGACTGCAGTCAAATTTGATCTGGACGAAAAGGATCTAAACGAGGTCCTGAAGGCAGCAAACATCCTGCAGGTCAGTGATTTTAATCTTGTCGGCGGTGATGGTAAGTTTGTTATTACAGTGGATGACTCCAGTCAAAGCACCAGCAACAGTTTTGAGATTGTATTGGACGACAATTATGATGGTCCCGATTTTGAGGGAACCATCAATGTCTCTGAAATTAAGTTTATTCCCGGTTCATATACTGTGGAGTTGACTGATACAATTATTTCTAAATTTACGCACAAGACTCTGAACCTATCTTACTTCATCGCCATCAAGCGCAATTAACATCTTTTTGTTTTTTTAATTAATCTATACCAGTCAGTGTATAAAGGACTGTCGAGTCTTTTTCTAACACTGATTGGTATATTTTTTAATTTAAAATATAATTCAGCTTCTCCAATAGAATTAAATTTTATTCCCTGACATATACATGGATTTTTTAAAGCAATTGAAATTTTTTTATTAGGTCCTCGTTTTTGTCCAAAATTTGGATTATTTTTTCCAAATTTGCCCCACATAGGATTTCCTTTTCCGGTATATTTTTTTGATAGATATAATTTTTGTTTATTTGTTAATTTTTTTGTAATTCCACCATCTCCACCTTTAGTCATATTATACTTTGGTTTTAATTTTTTAATCCAAAATATTTCTTTTTTGTTTAATAATTTATTTGTTGTTTGTTCTATTAAAACAATTGAAAAATTATTTTTTCCATATTTTCTTATTGCTCTATATAAATGGGTTTGAATATTATTTTTAGCTTTATAAAAATGTTCTTTTAATCGGTGATTAATGTCTTTTTTAGTTTTGCCAATATAATAGTCTTGTGTTATACTGTTTGTAATCTTGTAAATAAACATTTTACCGTCCTTTAGAAAAATACCGTCCCAATTATTTATAAATTATGAATAAAGATATTAAAAATTTATTGTGGGTAGAGGCATATCGCCCACAAACTTTGTCAGAATGCATTCTTCCTGTAGATCTTTCCGTTGTTTTCAACGGAATGGTAAAAGAGGGTACAATTCCAAACATGATGTTATACGGCAAGGCAGGCACTGGAAAGACTACGGTCGCCCGCGCCCTTGCCAATGACATCGGTGCAGATAGCATCATTATCAACTGTTCTGAAGAGAATGGTATTGACACCCTACGCACAAAGATTCGAAATTATTGCTCGACGGTATCTTTGAATGGTGGGCTAAAGGTAGTCATTCTTGATGAGTTTGATTATGCAAATCCAAACTCGATCCAACCGGCTTTGCGTGGTGCTATCGAAGAATTTGCCAAAAACTGTCGCTTCATCATGACCTGTAACTACAAAAACAGGATCATCGACGCACTGCACTCTCGGTGCACTGGTATTGACTTTACTGTCCCTGCAGCAGAAAAAGCCCAGCTTGCTATGGGAATCCTGAAGCGTGTGGAATATATCCTAACTACTGAAAAGGTTCCATATGACACTCCAGTGCTCGTCAACCTCATCAAAAAGCATTTTCCGGACATTCGCCGTACTGTTAATGAACTTCAGCGGTATTCTTCTTCTGGAAGAATTGATGTTGGGATACTGGCACAGGGTAGCTGCGACTCATACAAGGAACTTCTTGGATACATGAAGGCCAAGGATTTTGCATCCTGTCGCAAATGGACAATCCAAAATATTGATTTGAATACTGCGGAGTTTTTCCGGAAACTGTACAATGAACTGTACAATGTACTAAAACCAAACTCTATTCCGCAGGCAATCTTGATTATTGCGGAGTATCAGTACAAGGCTTCTTTTGCTGCAGACCAGGAAATCAATACTATGGCAATGATTGTACAAATCATGATGGACTGTGAGTTCAACTGATGGAACTCAAGCATTATCTTAATAGTATCAACTACGACAAAAAAGCCTTAATGGATAACGATGAAAAGGCAGAAAAGTTATATCCACCGTATGTGGTAAACCGCTGTTTTTCATTTTTTTCTGACACAATATTCCATGCAAATGTCGCAAACTGCAACTGGACACTGGACAAAAAGATGCAGTTTGATTTCTACAGGCTTTCAATCAGGAAGAATAAACGGTTTTCTCCTTGGGTTAAAAAAGAGGAAAGTGCAGATATTGACCTGTTAAAACAGGCTTATGGATATACAGAACAGAAGGCTAGGGAAGTCCTAAATATATTGCGTCCCGAGGATTTTCAACAAATACGCAAATTTCTTGATACTGGTGGGACAAAATAATATAAGGATTGTGTTATGTCTGATATTTCTAAGAATGTATTTAATGGTGTAGGTGTTCAAGTTAAACTTTTTGATGATGACGACTTTATGGTTGTCCGCGAAACACTTTCAAGAATAGGTGTTTCTCCTAAAGGAAAAAACGTTCTATACCAGTCATGCCATTTGGTACACAAAAATGATGTGTATATCGTAGCACACTTTAAAGAATTATTTGCATTGGATGGTTTGCCATCAAATATTTCAGAAGATGATATTCGTCGCAGAAATGCCATTATAAAATTGCTTGAAGAGTGGGAACTTCTTGAAGTAATTGAAAAAGAAAAAACCAAAGAAGTAATGCCGTTATCTGGATTGAAGATCATAAAACACTCTGAAAAGGATAAATGGGATCTAATACCCAAATTTAATACAGGTTCGTTGAGAAAATTTTTTAATACATAAGGATGAAAATGTACAATTTAACTTTAGCTATGATTGTAAAAAACGAGGCTCCAAACATCGAACGTTGTTTGTCCTCATGCGCACCTTACATTGATTACTATGTGATTTGCGATACTGGGTCAACCGACGAAACAAAAGAAATCATTAAAAAGTTTTTTGATGAAAAGGGTATCCCAGGTGAAATCCACGACCATGAATGGTCAGACTTTGGAACAAACAGATCAAAGGCCCTAGAACTTTGTTTGGGAAAAACAAAGTGGGCCATGATGATTGATGCTGATGACTTTATCACTGGAACGCTCCCTGTTAAAAATTTTGATGATTCGTTGGATGGGTATGTCGTAAATATCAAACGCGGAGAGTTTCAATGGTTGCGAGCCCAACTTTTTAATCTTGCTAAAAAGAAGTGGTGGTATGAAGAGCCATTGCATGAATATGCGATGTGCGAGCAGCCAATGAATGTAAAGAAACTTGAAGGCGATTATGGTTGGGAAGTAAGAACAGAAGGATGTCGTGCAAGATCTTCTGCCAATGATATTGAAAAGTACACCAAAGATTATCATACACTAAAAAGTTATCTGGATAAAGACCCAAATCAACCGCGTAAGCAGTTTTATGCAGCACAATCAGCATTTGATGCTCGGATGTTTGATGTAGCAGAAGAAGAATATCTCAAGAGAATCAAACTTGGTCACTGGCACGAAGAAGTATTCTTTTCCTGGATGCGTGTTGGAATGTGCAGAGAATTCCAAGGAAAATCTGTAGAACAGATCGCAGATGCATTTATGATGGCTTTTGAAGCTGCACCAAACAGAGTAGAGCCTCTGTACCATCTATCCTGCATTTATAGAAAGTATAATCGGCCCAGAAATGCATTCTTGGTCGCTTCGTTGGGTTTGACTATTCCGCTTCCCCAAAATGATATTTTGTTCGTAGACAAAGCAAACTATATGTGGGGTATCTATGATGAGGTGTCCACCACCGCTTTCTATGCAGGAAAGCCTCAAATTGGAATTGCATGCTGTGAAAAATTGTTGAAAGAGCAATTTTTGCCAGTTGAGCATCGTGAGCGTGTTCAAAATAATTACAAAATTTACATGCAATCGTTGCAAAAGATGCAAGAAGAACTAATGCAGCAACAAAGCCAATGGGCCTCAAAAATAGCCAAAGAAACCAATAAAACCACGCTGGATATTAAACCAGGTATGGCAGAAGTAAAACTTTGACTATAGTCTCTAAAAACTAAATATAAATGAACAAAATAATGACCTTAAAATGGTCATTATTTTTTGGAGAACCGATGTCAAACAACTATAGTCCAAATGTCATCAAAGGCGATACCATAACCTGGGCCATGGGCTTTAGTGGCCCCACGGGGGGCGCTTACAATTTAAGTGGTATGACATTTACCATGGAAGTTCGAAGAACATATTATCCGGGAAAAGAAATTTTAAAATATGTTCTTGGAGTCACCTCTGGAAGCCAATTCCTTGCTGTCGATGGCATTACAGGTGGTTTAGCTCTAACCGGATTGACAGGAATTTTATATGTAACCGTTGGTTCAAACTATACAAAACAATTCCCCCCATATGTGCCAGTTTTTTATGATATTCAAATGCAATATCCAAATAATGGCGGAATAACCACTGTTTTGCGTGGAACACTTAACACAATTTTGGACGTAACAGAAAACTAAAATGCCTTCCAGCAATTTATTTCCAAATGTAACACTCTATAATGCTCCATACGGAATTCAGGGTCCAGCAGGGCCAACTGGTCCAACTGGAGACACTATATTAACAACTAATATAAATTTTGGTTCTTTGGGTGTTACAGTATCAAATGTTTTGGATTTCATATTGCAGGTAGGAAATTATGATATGGGAACCATAGGTGCACCAAATAGCGCAGTGGTCGATGAAGGAACACTATAAATACCAATAACCGGAGAAAACATGGCATTTCAAATTAAAAGAGGAACAAATTCACAGCGTTTAGGTTATACAGCATCGTCTGGTGAATTGATTTATGCAACCGATACAAAAATTTTATATGTTGGAGATGGAACGACTCCGGGTGGAGTGACTGTTGGAACTGTTTCTTCTGCGGGTAATTTTACTTTAAATGGTTTAAGTGGTTCAGTAGTTTTGACAGCAGGAACCGGATTAACTCTTAACGTCAGTGGAAATACCTTGACCTTTGCAAACATCGGTGGTGCTTGTGCGGGAGTCAATAGCGTAAATGGTTTAAGTGGTGCAATTGTTTTTGCATCCGGCAGTGGAATGACTCTTAGCATCAGTGGAAATACCTTAACATTTGCAACTACCGGAGCTCCTTCTGGATTATCACAATATGTTCAATCGATAAATGGTTCTACGGGTGTTGTAACTAACGTGGCATTCACAAATATAGGACAGACTTTTTCTAATGTTCAAATTTTTGATGGTTTAATTAGAGCTAATAAAAGTATAATTTCTTCTATGTCCTTAATTGATTCTACAGGATCAACAACTTCAGGAATATTTGGCGACAGGTTGACATTTTTAGATGGTGGTACTTCATACCAAAGTGTATCACAGATGCATTTTAGTAAACAAAGAGAATATGTTGTACTTGGTGGGTTTACTGGTAATTATCAAGGAACACTAGCTAGTACCTCTAGAACCATTATAATGGGATACAATAGATATCCAGATAATCTTGCATTTATCGATAGCGCTATTGTTGGAAATGGAAATTTTGGCGAAACTTTTAACAGTCCTACCGGTATTTTAATATTTGGTAATCGGAGTGGTGCTTGTGCTCAAAATATGGTTAGCAGCTTAATAGTTGGAAATAATTCGTTCAATGCTGCTTCTTCAGTATTAGATACTGTTTCTATTGGATCTGTACAATTTGCACAAACAGCTGAATCTAGAAATAATATAGGTTTAGGTAATAATATAATGGGGGCATTTCCTGGGACTGCTCAAAATAATATTTTTATTGGACGAGAAGTGGCATCGACAGCCACTGATTTATATGATTATTATGGAAATATAATAATAGGTCAACAAGCAGCATCAAATACCACTTTTGGTTTAACTGGGTCTGTAATTATTGGTTCTGCATATTTAACTGGACTGCAAGCATCTTCAAACGTTACCAGAACACCAAATGCCAATTTGGGGTCATGTCAGCTAATGGTAGGAACAGGAAGAACAGCCTGGATTACTGGAAATTGTTCTGGATTTATTGGTTTAGCTGGAATTCGTGAACCGCAATATCCATTGCATGTGAGGGGTGATATTTATGCCGGTGGAACCTATCTGTATGTTGCAAACAAATTTACACCGGGATCTTCTGCTGCCAGTGGAACTACTGGTGCCTTTGCTTGGGATAATGATTACATATACGTATGCATTGGAACCAATAGTTGGAGACGTGCCGGATTGACATCTTGGTAAGCAAGTCCTAAATAATAGGTAACCATGGAAGATATTCTTTATGTAACAGTTTATGGTTCACCTTATGGTATAGGTGGAGCACAAGGTCCACTCGGTCCCACTGGACCTGGATCTACAGCCGCAGGGCTTACTGGACCAACTGGACCAACAGGACCGACTGGGCCGATAGGCCCCACTGGTGCAACATCAACTGTTGCTGGACCTACTGGAAATACTGGACCAACTGGAGCAACGGGTGCCACCGGACCAACTGGTCCTACAGGACCCACAGGTCCAACAGGTCCAACTGGTCCTACAGGACCCACAGGTCCAACAGGTCCAACTGGACCAAGAGGACCTACGGGAAATACCGGTGACGTATATAAGGCATTTTCCAGCACATCTGTAAATCTTAACACTTTAAATATTGGTAATCAGATTACATTTACAGTAACACCTGCAGGTCTTGCTTATACAAAAGTACAAGACATATTAATAGCAGGCAGTCTAACTCAATATATTGATGCCAGTGTAAATACTTACAATTTAATAGACACTTTATTGGTTACCGTTGATGGATTTACTGGTACTGGGACAGTTGCAAACTGGGAAATAAATTTGGCTGGTGCTGTAGGACAAGCTGGTCCAGAAGGTCCAATAGGGCCCACTGGCCCCAAAGGTCCAACTGGCCCAACAGGTCCAACTGGTCCCACAGGTCCAACCGGCCCCACTGGTCCAACAGGACCTACGGGTCCCAAAGGAGATACAGGTAGTACTCCATCACAATATGTAATTTCTGTAAATGGAGCAACAGGTATAGTTACAAATGTTGCAAAAACAAATATTGGAAATACGTGGAGTGCATCTCAAGATTATGGTAGTTTTACGATTTCTGCATTTACTTTAAGGAGTGGTATTTTCTCATCATCACAATCTTCCGGATCGCCGGGTATAATTGATATAAGAGATGCAGATAATAATTTTCCAGTACAAAGTGGATTTAAATTATATTACCAACCGGGTTCAGAAGACACAAACACAACAACATTAAAAATAAATGAAGTTTTTAGTAATACAGAAGTATTATTACCTTCTGAGAGTGGTACATTAGCACTTACTAAAAATATTGTATCGTCCTTCAATGGAAGTACGGGGGCGGTTCAAGGTGTGTGTGCTGCAGTTGCTGGCTCTGGTATAAGGGTTTCTGGACCTACTGGAACAGTTACAATTACAAATACCGGAGTAACTTCATTCAATGGACAAACCGGTGCTATATTTGGTGTAAGTAGAATTGCAGGCTTAACGGGTACAGTTGGATTGTCGGCGGGAAATAATATTACAATTACACCCAGCGGAAATACTTTAATCATTGAAGCATCGGCAACAACTGGATCGACTCAAGGTGTTACGAGACTAAATGGACTCACAGGAATAGTTGGTTTGTCCGCTGGTGCAAATATCGGAATAACCGCAAGCGGGAATACTTTAATAATTTCCTCTACCGCGTCTGGTGGTGGTGATGGATCCGCAGTAATTTATAATTTATATCCTAAAGGAACGGCAACAGGTCTTTCTGCCGGTTCATTAATAGCGTTTAGTGGTCAAACATGGACTCCAGTACCAAGAACATACGTCGCTACGCCAAGTTTATGGCAAACAGTTCCCCTCAATACTACCAGCACTATACCATCCTCAAGAGAAGTTGGTGGTGCCGCAGGATATTCATCGCTTTCCATAAATGGAAACAGTGGTAGTGGGTTTGTAGAAGGAGAATTGGTCCAGATATCTTTAGTTTATCCTGGAGCTCCACCGGCTGCAAATGATGGAATTACGTTTAATCCAGGAACGTGGTGGTGGAATTATAGCATCTATACACCAGTTTCCGGTGGCGGTGGCGGTGGATTACTTCAAGGGCATTTTAGTGGAATTACATTAGTAAATTCGCCATATTTTTTCAAACGGCATGCAGAACTTTCTTTGGACGTTCACGGGTTTGCAATTAAAATTCGTGGATATACCTACAATGGCTATGATGGTCGTGGAGGTCCCTACGGAAATACATATTGCTTAACAAATCCTCAGCTAAGACCTCTTGGAATTGATGGGTGCACTTGCTGTTCGGACGGAGTCGAAGATTGGAAAATTTGTGGACCCGGTGGCGTTCCCCCACCAGGATTTACTTATAATGGTTGTTTCGTAGATTCCTGCGGAAACCTGATATGCTAAAGATAAATAATACAAACTAATGTTCTTCGGAAAGAACAAAACATCTCTAAAACTGGCAAAACAGCATCCAGAACTGCTGATGGGATGTGAGTATTATATAACAGAATCTCTTAATAACCCAAGAAAAATAAAAATTGGCTCTGGAATAAGCCAATTATTTTTAAAATCTTCAGATGGTGAAGAGTATTTGATCGAGGGAAATATCTCGAAGATCAAAGAGTATTTTGTTCCAACAAAAACCTTTGAAACTATTTCTGGAACCCTCTACAAAGTAAAAAGACCTGTTGGATCGCTTCTCCAAAACCAACAATTAAAACTTATTGAACCATGTCAGTATGATGAAAAACTGCAACTCGGAAATGGAATAAGCGAGCAGTATTTCATACAACAAAACAATAAGATATTAAAAGTTTATGGAAACTCAAACCAAATTAAAAATTTGTTTGAGGAAGTTTCAATACCTATTGTTAAACCAAAAGTTACGGTCAAACCACAAACAAAAATTGAAGTTGTTGAACGAACAATAATCAAAGAAACAACTCCAGTTGTTGGTTCTCAAGGTTTACGTGGAGAAAAGGGCGATAAAGGACAGCAGGGAGAAGTGGGACCGGTTGGTCCAATGGGTCCAATCGGAGAAAAAGGTGAACAGGGCATACAAGGAATCCCTGGCCCTATAGGCCCAGCAGGTGAAAGAGGAGAACCTGGACCAAAAGGAGATCCGGGTTTGGTTGGCCCAAAAGGCGATAAAGGAGAAAAGGGTGATAAAGGCGATAAAGGAGAGGTTGGACAAATTGGTCCTATGGGTCTTCGGGGACCGCAAGGCGAACAAGGCATACCCGGTCAAAATGGAACTGCTGGTGAAGTTGGACCTCAAGGCCCCATTGGCCCAGAAGGTCCGCGTGGAGAAAAGGGAGATAAAGGTGATAGAGGATCTGTGGGCCCTCAAGGTCCTATTGGACCAAAAGGAGAGATTGGACCAATCGGACCAATTGGACCAGCAGGACAAGATGGAAAATCACCTGTAGTAAATGCTGAATACCCTCTAATTCTAGAAGAAGGTGTTTTAAAATTTGATTCTGATAAACTGACCAAAGTTATGGATCAGTTTAAAAATACAGATATACAAAACGCCATAAACAACCTATCTGGAATGATTAGTCCCGGCGGTGGTGCAGTTGGGATTAAAGAAGATGGAAGACGGATAATAAAATCCGTAAATGACATCAATTTTACCGGATCCGGTGTTTCCGTAACTCGTCAAGGAAAAAACGTAACAGTTGATATATCAGGTGGTTCTGGAAATCTGGGTCCAACAGGACCAGCAGGACCTACAGGTTCTCCGGGGTTGACTGGAGAAAGAGGTGTTACTGGGGCAATAGATTTTTATTATCAAGAAAACGCTCCTGTAAATTCTGGAATAACACTCGGCAGTAGGTGGATGGATTCTGACAGTGGAATTGAATATGTTTATATAATAGATTTAAACGGTACCACTCAATGGATACAGCCGTCAAATAGCGGAGGTGGTGCTGGATCAAGCATTTCTATTCTTGCAACTACTGGTGTTACTGGTGCAACATACGCAGCTCTTTCTTCCGATTATTATATCGGAGTAAGTTACGCAGGTCCCGTTACTATAACTCTTCCAACCAACCCAGAAACGGGAAGAGAAATTGTAGTTAAGGATGAATCTGGAAATGCGGGTGGTGGCACATCAAGACGAATAACTATTGTGGGTGCTACCGCATCACACACAATTGATAATCAAAGTTCAGCAATAATTAATCTAGACAATGCCGGGTTACATTTCATTTACAGAAATGGATGGAGAATAATATGAGTTATCTTTTTAACAATCAAACAGGGTTTGTACCAACAGCAAAAGATTCCTTTGAGAGATTGCGAGTATCGGAACCATTTACTCTCTTCGACTCTTCTCACCGTTATCATGATAACGGTTTATGGTCAACTGGAGCAACTGGAGGGGCAACCGCAGGATTTAATGCAAACGGTGGATTCATGATGTTAAGTGTTGGTACTGCAGCTGGCAGCGAATTAATAAGAGAAACAGAGAGAGTGTTTCCATATCAACCCGGCAAATCTTTGCTAAACATCAATACATTCACAATGAATCCAGCAAAGTCTGGCTTGCGTCAGCGAGTAGGTTATTTTGGTGCAAGCAATGGCTTATTTGTTGAACTGGAAGGCGCAACACTTTCTTTTGTCAAGCGCAGCAGCTCCAGTGGCTCTGTTACTGAAACTAAAGTTACTCAAGGTAATTGGAACATAGACCCTCTTGACGGAAATGGGCCTTCTGGCATTTCACTGGATATCAGTAAAAGCCAGATTTGGTGGACAGACATTGAATGGCTAGGAGCAGGAACAAATCGGCTTGGATTTATTATCGATGGTAATATTATTCATTGCCATTCCTTCCAGCATGCCAATGGAATAACCGGAACGTATTTTACGACAGCAACACTTCCAATAAGATATGAGATAACAAATACAACTGCACAAGCAGCTGGCAGTACAATGTTTCAAATTTGTTCTACCGTTCTTTCTGAGGGTGGTTATCAATTGAGTGGAACACAGCAATCCGTTTCAACTCCATTTGGAAGCGAATACAATTTACCTGTCGCTGATATTTATTATCCTGCTGCTGCTATTCGATTAAAAAATACAGCCCTTGATGCATGTGTTATATTCAGCGCACTTAGCATCATACCGCAAACATCTGGAGAAAACTATAATTACAGAATTTTGAATGGTTCCGGGGTTGGCGTTAGCGGAGGATTGTGGTTTTCTGCTGGAGACAATAGTTCAGTAGAATATAATCTTACAGGAACTGCCATAACAGGAACTGGAAAGGTTTTGGCAAGTGGATATTTTAGTTCCAAAACAAATATAGGTGGTGTAATAAATTTAGACAAATCACAAATTTTAAACACCCAACTTTCAAGAAATAATCTTACAAATACTCCACATCAATTAATTTTGGCTATTACCGCTTCACAAAATAATAGCAAAGTATTTGCATCGGTGGATTGGGAAGAGATTAGCAGATAACCTGTAAATTGGATAAATATTAAGACATGCCACTAGATTTTCCTCCATCCCCAACAATAGGTTATATTTACACATATGAGGGTCGTTCCTGGATTTGGAACGGTACCGCGTGGGATGTTTATAGTCCTGCAGGTGGTCTGACACAATATGTTTCACAATTAAATGGTCTTTGTGGATCAATTAATATTGCTGCGGGAACTTCAATATCTGTAACCCCAGCGGGAAATACTCTAACAATTGACTATACCGGTGGAGGTGGTCCCGGTGGTGGTGGAGCAACCGGTGCTACTGGAGCGACTGGAGCCACTGGACCCGTTGGTCCATACGTAGTTTCGTTTAACGGTCTGACGGGCTCTGTTCAGGGTGTATCTAGTTTCAACGGCTTAACTGGTTCTGTTCAGGGTGTGAGTAGTATTAGGGGACTTACTGGAACCGTTGGTATTACTAATGATTCTGGAATAGGCTTGTCTGTAAGTGGAAATACTTTAACTGTTTCAAATACTGGAATTTTGAATATTAACGGTCGCACTGGTGCAGTAAATTTTGCAGCAGGATCTGGAATAACTTTAAGTGTATCTGGAAATACATTTACCATTGCAGCTACTTCTTCTGTAAGTGGAAATACGTTTACCACTCAAACAATAGACTTTACAGAAACAATAAATTATCTAAAGTTTACTATTTCTGGATTGGGTGCAGATTTCTCAACCCCTCTGTCTGTAGTTAAATATAGCGATACATCTAGCAATCTGGTAGTTTTTTACGTTTCATCCAGTACAACTTCAAATTTTGTAACTCTAGACAATGTGGTTAGCATAACTACAAGAAATGATGAAACTTTGGGTTGGGTATTGGATGTTGTTGCAAAACCTCCGTTCCCATCTTCTAAAACTGCAGAGACGATATCTGCAGAAAATTTTTCAAGCGCACAAATTTCTTGGAGAACTGGTGCCTTTGTAGTTGAAGATTTTTGGAATACTTTTAGCGGCAAAGAAGTTCTTCAGAGAGACGGAAGCTACGTAGTGAAAGGAATTACGGGACAGTCTTGGGTGACTGCCAATTCCTTCATCACGTGCAAAATAATGGGATTGACATCTGCAGATCACACGGCAGAGGATGCCATTCTGGAAGGTGTTCAGTTTGAGATAAATAACATAGTTCCCACGATAGGGTTTGATATAATAGGTCATGCCCCCAACGGAACATACGGAAAATACACAGTTAAGTGCATAGGACAATAAGGAGAATATAAAAAAATGGGCGTACAGATTAAAGGTGGAAACAATTCGGCTGGTTTGGCAAACGTAACATCTACTTACGATTTGCAGGTTGTTACCCCAACCGTAGTAGACGATGCTGGTTTTGCTCATATGAGTTCACAGATCGATGACGGAACCGTATTGGGCACACCGACGAGCATTCCTTCTGAAGTTTCTGACGATTACCGTCTTCGCGTTGGTCAAGACCAAACCATGTTCAACTTGGCATTCGAAGGTACTAACCAGGCTTCGGGTCATTTGCAGTTCAACACTACATCTTATACAATTGCACAGGCCAACGGATTTGTAACTCTAAACTCATCCAACACAACCGCAGCAAGCAGCGTGGCTGCTGTTCGTACTTATAGAATGTTTCCTCTGTTCGGTACATACCCCACTTACTGCGAAATGTGGTTGCGCGAAGCAAGCGCTGACGCAACATTTGCAATTAACGAATGGGGACTGTTCCATCTTGCCTCGACAACATCCATCATTGCTCCAACGGACGGTGTCTTCTTCAGAAGACTTCCCGGCGGAAATTTAAGAGCAATTGCATCCTTCGGCGGTACCGAAACCACAGTTGATATTGATACAACGAATGTTCCTCCGAGAGATGATATTGGAAGTTATAGTCCCACAGAGGTAAGCCACTACCTAATCGTAATTCATAACGATATCGTAAGATTCTGGATAAACGATGTTCTTGTCGCGTCCATTCCATGTCCATCCTCTCAGCCATCTTTGGCTTCTGCATCACAGGCACCACTGCAATTTAGAACTTATGTTCCAGCTGGTGCTCCTGCATCTGCTGCCAAAAAGATCGAAGTTGCTTGGGTGAACATCTCGCAGGGCGACATGAACACCAACAAGACTTGGGGACATGCCATGGTTGGCGCTGGTGGTGGTTCTTACCAAGTTCAGCCCGGTACAGCATCATTGACTTTACCTATTACGGCAAACTACGTAGTCAGCGCAGCACCAGCCGCAATGACGCTATCGAACAGCGCACTTCCTGCGGCAACTTATGCATCTCTCGGCGGTCAGTATCAGTTTACTGTTGCAGCAACTGCTGCTGAAACAGATTTTATCATGTTCTCTTACCAGAACCCGATAGGCAGCTCAACTGTTCCGGGTAAGACACTGTACATTACTGCTGTAAGAATTGGTGAAGCAGTTGTTACCACTCTTCTATCCGCTCACTATCACTATCTCCAGTGGGGTATCGGCGCTAATGCTACCTCACTAACCCTGGCAACTGTTTCGGATACAGCAACTACAACGGCATATAGAAGAGTAACACTAGGCGGTCAAGGATTCTTGGTATCTGCCCCAGTGGGTACAACTTCACCCGGTTTCCAAGTAGACTTCTCATCTGCACCTCTTATCTGTGCCCCCGGTAACTTTGTAACGGTAATTATGAGAGATATCTCCAACGCCGCAACTGCAACGGGTGCTATTCGTGGAAACGTAACAATAATTGGATATTTCGAATAATGGCACTCTCGCAAGTAATAAGCACGGACTATGGCGTCAATGCTTCATATTGGAAAGTTTTAAACGTTCATTTCAATAGAACAGACAAAACCGTAGAAGTAATTGTTGCTGGATATTTGGACGAAGAATCAAAAAATAATGGTTCAAATATTTTAAAAACTTTTGAGTACACAATATCTGAAAATATTATTTGCCCAGAAAACTCTCAAATTAATGTTATACATCAAATCTATGACCATATTAAAACTTTAGGTGATTTTAATACGGCTATAGATTGTTGACATAACTGTATTTTGTGATATAATTTTTATATGTACCTAAACTACCACAAAGTCGATCCAAGCGTTGTAGATCCTAATTATCAGACCCAACTGGCAGCATGCTTTGATCTTGCTGCATACATTCCAGAGAATGAAAAAGTCAGGGTTTATTCTGGTAAAGAGTTTGTAGATGTTATCCCGTCTTTTGAGAGCGGAAAGGGTAACTGCATTCTTTTGCTTCCCGGCGAGCGTGCCTTGATTCGTACAGGGCTTACCTTTGACATTCCTGCTGGTTACTCTATCCGCCTCCATCCGCGTTCCGGAATGGCTTTAAAGTTTGGGCTGACTCTTGCAAACTGCGAGGGTGTAGTAGACGAAGACTATACTTATGAAACCAAGGTCATCATGATGAACACGAATACCCAAGAGGCTATTCGGATCTATGACAGAGACAGGATTGCTCAGGCGGAAGTTGTCAAATATGAGCAGATGAAGCTCATGGAGACATACGACAGACCAGAACAGAAATCAGATAGAATCGGTGGTTTCGGAAGTACCGGAAGATCCTGATTTCTTCTTGGGCCATCGGACGGACTTGAATTCCTTCCATACGGCATAAAAAGTAATCAGACATATTACGACGTACCAAAAACTCCATTCGGAACCCTGATTTGGTGCTCCGAAGAAAGGTTCTTTTAGTACACTATGAACTGCATTGCCTTGTTTGTCCAATGGAGAAATAATCTGAGGTGTCGTGCAGGAGGCTAGTAAAAGCAGAGGTAAAAGGTATTTCATGATTTATTTCCTCCTGCGGCTGTGCCAAAGTAAAAGCCAACAACGGCCAACAGAACTTGGCGGTTCTCTTCGGCAAACAGATATCCAGGAATTTCTACGAAATACTTACGAGTTGTCTCTGGTACTAAACCAAAGAAACTTTCTGGTTGTTTTTGAGTAAACTCAGCAAAGGTCGAAATACCAAAGAATGGCAAGACGAAAGGGGCAGCAACCACGGCAAATAGGCATGCCAGTACAATTATCTGTCTCACACCTTTCCCTAGATCTAAAGGAACTCTTTGGGCTGCTTTGTCCTGATTGTCTGTGGTTTGTTTGTTGGCTTCTATAGCCATCTTGAACATGTCTTTTTGGTCTTGGGCTCTTTGCGCCCAGTAACGGAATAGGAATCCCGTCACACCACCTCCAAGCAAAGATATAAGTTCTGTCGGCATATTAGTTCCTCTGATATGAAAGTTGAAGTTCTATGGAATCTTTTATAGTTTTAAAATGTTCCATCATTGCATGTTCTTTGTCCATGTTTGGCTTAAAATCTTCATGCCATTGAATTAGTATAAATCCAACATTGATTGCTTTGTTTTTTAAAGGAAGGCAAGCGTAGTGCGAGATGTTTTCATCTTCAAAGAAGTGCTTTGCATAACTTTCCGACATTCCTTCGACATGATAGATTACAGCTTTATTTTCAAGAATTCTATTTAAAAGTGGAATATACAAAGAACAAAGAACATTTTTAAATTTTACTGCCTGAGATATATAACCACGATGAGAAGATTCGTGGGTGATTGAAAATTTTCTCATAGATATACCATCCATGAAATATTCTCCATTATGAAATTGAAGCACTGTGGCTCTCATGCTTCCAGCACTCAAACGAAGTTCGGTAAGCAATTCATGAATTTCCGTATGGATTGCTATAAAATTATCTGATTTTTCTTTAGATTTCCAAAATTTTGTAATACCCCACCCAATACCCAAAATTCCCATGACTGCAAGAGAAATTCCTTC